GTGTCTGATCTACACACACGACGCCGGGAGGGCACAGGACCGCTGCTGGTGCGCCGTAGCGGCCCACAGCAGCCGGAACCACGCCGGAGGCGTCGATGATCGCCGACGTCATGTCTCAGCAGTCCCCCAGGCAGCGTGCACCGCTCAAGGGCCGCACCAAGCCTCGCATCGCTCCACCGTTGCCATTGAAGTCAGACGTCACCGAGTTCCGCAAGACGGCCGAGGCGATGGGCATCACCCTGATGCCCTGGCAATTACTCGTTGCCCGTTACATCGAGGCCCGGACAGCTCAAGGCAACCGTCTATTTCCCGAGATTTGCGTTGAGGTGTCCCGCCAGAACGGTAAAACGACCATCGCCAAGCCCCTCATTACGAGAGCGCTCCGCGCTGGCTTACGCGTTCTCCACATCGCCGACAAACGCGAATTGCCGCGCGAGATGCACAACATGATCGCCAATGCTCTATCGAAGGAGCCAGAACTGTTCCCAACCCGGCGCGGGAAAACAGTGTGGCCACGATACGGTGCTGGTCAGGAGGAAATCGAGCTTGCCAACGGCGGTCGCTACCGCATCGCTACAAAGACAGGCGGGCGCGGCTGGGCCGAGGTTGACATTCTCATCATCGACGAGCTTCGTGAGATGGAAGATTTCGCCGTCATCGCTGCAGCTTCATCGACGCAGGCTGTCTCAGCCGATCCACTGACCATCTACTTCAGCAACGCCGGCACTGACAAGAGCGTCGTCCTCAACAGCGTCCGCGACCGGGCCGGCAAGGACCCGAACCTCGCCTACCTAGAGTGGTCGGCCGATCCGGAACGCACTGCGTCCGACCGCCGCGGCTGGACTGAGGCCAACCCGGCGCTAGGCCACCAGCCATCGCTCCAGTCATGGCTTGAGCGAGAATATCTGAAGCACCTACTCGCCGGCACCATGCCGATCTTCGAAACGGAGAACCTCTGCCGCTCCATGCCGACGCTGATGCCGCGCGTCGTGCCCGATATCACCTGGCAGCGCGCCCGTGGGACGCTGACAGAGCCAGTTCGGCCGGCGATGGCCGTCAAGGTTGATCCGGAAGGACGCAGGGCCAGCGCAGCCATTGCCTGGATGGCGGGCGGGCGTATCTACGTCCGTTCCTTCGCCGAAGACACTGATGCACCGCTGAACGTCGATGTTTTGGCAGCGGAACTAATGCCACTGGCAAAGAAACAGCGCGTAGATCAGACAGGCTACGACCCGTGGACAGACCGTGACCTCGCCAGAAATCTTACCAACACGGTGGCCATCAACGGCGCCGACTACCAAGCCGCCTGTGAGCGCTTCGTCCGCGCCGTCGAGGGTGGGCAGCTCGTCCACGATGACGACGGCACGATCGCCTCTGACCTTGCCTATACCGTCCGCCGCGAAACTTCCAACGGCTGGCTCGCCACCCGCGCCGATGCCGAACGTCCGACTACCTCCGTCGAGGCTGTCATCCGCGCCGTGTGGCTGGCGACCAAACCCGCGCCGCCCAAGCCGAGGGTGTTCTGATGGACGTTTGGGTCGTTACTGCTGAGTACGACACATTCAATAGGGACTCCCCGCGCAGGGATAAGAGCGACCCTCTCGAACACCGCGTACAGGCTGTCTTCTCTACTGCATGGGCCGCTATTGGCTACGTGATCTATTCCGAACGGGACAACCAACTGATTGAGCGTGAAAACTTCCACGGCCAGCAGCGATTTACGTTCCGAAACAACCATGGCGACATCACCAGCGTGACACGGCACACAATCGACAGCCGGGATGCATGGAGCGGGACGATGTCGCTTGAAGAAGTGGTCGCCCGGACTTTGGAGCGCGACTGATGGCGCTCTGGGACCAGATCAAGTACGCGTTGGCCGTGGCGCCGCAGGACCACCCGCCGGTCCAGACGCGCACCGTCTCGACGCTGTACGACTTCATCCAGCGGACGTCGGCCGTGCGCGACCGACCCTACCGGCTGGCGGCAGTGGCCGATGCGCTGTCCGTCCCCGCGATCTTCCGCGCCGTGACACTGATCTCCAACGTCGTCGGCTCGCTGTCGATGCGCGCTTTCCGCAACGGCGCAGAACTCGACGAGGATGACCGACCCCGCCTGATCGTCCGGCCCAACCCGTTCACCACCCCCAGGGAGTTCTTCCGCGAGACGGCTTGGTCGATGGCCACCTACGGCGAGGCGTGGTGGTGGGTCGCCGCTCGAGACGGCGACGGCTCAGCCCAGTCGCTGATGCCGGTCCATCCGCGCGAAGTGACCGTCGACGACAACCGCGCCGACCCGCGCTACCCGATCATCACCTGGCGTGGACAAGTCCGGCGCAACGCGGACATGGTGCAGGTCAAGATGACCGGCGAGACCGGCGCTCTCCGAGGTCGCGGGCCGCTGCAGATGTGCGGCGCTGCCGTTTCGGTCTCCGTGGAAGCGCAGGAGTGGGCGGCCAACTTCTTTGCCGAGGACGGCGGTATCCCCTCGATCGTCGTCAAGGTGGCGAGCGAACTCTCCAAGGAAGATGCTGACGCTTTCCTGACGCAGTGGATGAACAAGGCGCACAACCAGCCTCGGATCATCGACACCGGCGTCGAGAGTGTCGATGAATTCGGCGTCAACCAGCAGGGCGCGCAGATGCTCGACTCGCGCAACGCCCAGAACGGCGAGGCGGCGCGAATGTTCGGCATCCCCGGCCCACTCTTGGAGTACGCCATCAGCGGTCAGTCGCTGACCTATCAGAACGTCGGCCAGGAGTTCGCCAAGTTCCTCCGCGTCTGCCTCTTGCCCGACTACCTCGAACCGATGGAGCAGGCGATCAGCGACCAGCTCACCCGTTCGACCGTTTCGCGGTTCAACACCGGCGCACTGGAACGGGCCGACATCAAGACGCTTTACTCAGTGGCTACACTCGGCCTCAAGGAGAACGTCCACGACCGCGCCGAAGCAAGGGCCATCGTCGGTCTGGCGCCGTCGATCGAGAACGCTGCCGTGCCGTTCAGCCCGCCGCAGGCGTTCCCCGAGCCGGCGCAACTGCAGGCTCGGAACGAGCCGACCGTTGAGGAGGTGCGCTGCAAAGGGCAGCGCGCGGTCTACGGCCGACTGCAGGAGTGCGGCCAGTTGCTCGGCAAACTCGTGCCACCCTACGAAGTCAAGTGCCACCGCTGCAAGCCCCTTGCAGCCGCGTGATTGACGCGCTACTCTGATCGCTGGAACTGAATAGGCCCGAACTCTCCCCGAGAGTCAGCGCCGCAACTACCAGGCCTCCGCGCATGTGCCGCCAAGCGCAGCGTAGGAGGTCTTTCCTTTGCCCACCAAGATCGAGGATGGCGTCCAATACGAAGCAGGCGACTACTGCTACGTCCCCGACGCTGATTCCCCGTCAACCTGGAAGCTGCGCATCACCGATAGCCCGGGCGGCAAGCCTGATCCGGGCATCGTCGGTGCTGCCGCAGCCGCGCTCGGCCCTGGCTTCCGCGGCCAGCGCGTAGAACTCCCTGATTCCGACCGACCGGGCGTTATCGCCTGCGTCCGGCGGGCGTGGAAGGCGGCCAATCCCGACAAGGACGCGGCCGATATGCCCGACGTGCTGCAGGCGCGCAGCGCCGATGAAGGCATCCCGCTAACCATCCACTTCGACACCGAGGTCGAGGTCCGCGACGCCGTCAAGCGCGAGATCGACGTAAGGCTCGTGCCGTGGGACTTCCCCATCGACACCCTCCAAGGCCGCGAGCAGTTCGTTCGAGGCGCCTTCGATGAGGTCGAGCCGACCAGCGTCCTGCTGATGGGCCTCGAACACGAGGCGCACATCGGCGTTGGTCAGAACGGTCAACCCGTCCTCACCCGTCGGCCGGTCGGCCGCAGCATCGCCCTCGACAACAAGCCCGACGGCCAGCACGCCACGTTCCGCGTAGCGAAGACCAACGCCGGCGACGAGTTGCTCGAGCTTGCCGCCGAGAAGATCGTGCGCGGCGTGTCGGTCGAGTTCATCGAACTTCCCGGCGGCACGACGACCGAGAAGGTCGGCACTCGTCGCACCCGCTTCCACCGCCGCGCCGGCCTTCCCGGTGCGTCCCTCACCTACCGGCCCGCCTACGGCGAGCTGGCATCCGTCCTCGCAGTCAGATCAGAGAAGGAGAAAGAACCCGTGACCGAACCCATCTCAGAGTCGACTCCGGTCCACATCGACGTCACACCACTCACTGCGGCCATCGCCCAGCTTGGCGAGACGCTAAGTGCGCGCTCGGAGGCTGACACCGCCGCTCTCAAGGACGAGCTCAAGACCGAGATCGACGGCATCAAGGAACAGATGCGCACGCAGATCGCGGTACCGCCACAGAGTCCTGAGCCGAAGAAGATCGCGCCCCACATCTGGCTCCAGCGCGAAGCCTTCCGGCTCACCCGCGATCGCCCACCCGCCGAGCTCGTCGAGCAGTTCCGCGCCCTTGACGATGTCACCGTGGCCAACAACGAGGGCCTGTTCCCACCGGCGTTGGTCGACGAGCTCATCGGCGACCTGCCGGTCCTGCGCCCGTTCCTGTCGTCAACGCGACAGGTCGACGCTCCGGCCACCGGCACCAGCATCCAGGTCCCCAAGATCAGCCAGCACACCGAGATGGGCGTTCAGGCGACAGAGAAGACGGCAGTCGCTTCGCGTGACCTGCGCACCGTCCCAGTGACCTACGACATGGTCACCGTCGCCGGCGCGGTCGACGTGTCGCTGCAGTTCATCAAGCGCGGTTCGGCGACCGCCAACCAGTTGATCTGGGACGACATGAAGAACCAGTACGCCCAGGTCAGCGAAGACGAAGCCCTCGACGCCCTGCTCGCCGAGGCCGATGTCGTCGAGGGTGGCACGCTCGACCCCGAAGACCTCGAAGTCGGTGCTTCGTTCACCAACGCCTGGGCGGCAATGAACCAGGGCCCGGACACGCTCTGGCTGGGCACATCTGCCCTGGCCGCCTTCATCGACGCCAAGGCGAGCACGACCAACGCGCCGCTGTACGGTTCAATTCAGGCCGACATCAACGCCGCCGGCGGCATCGTCGGAACCGTGAGTGGCCTGCGCGTCGTCCACGTCCCGCAGTTGACCGACGTCGACGCGATCATCGGCCCACGCCGCGGGTTCGCCTGGGCAGAGGACGGCACGTTCCGGCTCGAGACCGACAACCCCGAACTGGCCGGCCGCGACCTCGGTCTCGTCGGCTTCCTGTTCTTCATGCCGCGCTATCCAGCGGCCTTCACCTCCTACACCATCGCCAGCTAAGTTGGCGGTCGAATGGCCCGATGTTGAGGAGGCCGTAAACCTTCTCAACATCGGGGACGAAGTCTGGATTCAGGAGCACCTGACCCACGCTCTGGATGCGGCCATTGCCGCCGTCAAGCGTGATGCCGGTCTCGAGTCGGAAGACGAACCGGACGAGGAGCTTCGTCAGGCTGCGCTGCGTGCTGTACAGGTCCTGCGCGTGAACGCGCCGGACGACGGTTGGCGGGCGCTGCGCCAGGACCGCATCTACATGTCCCTTCTTCACGGCCACCGTAAGACGTTCGGGATCGCCTGATGCCGACGATCGCACGGCTCTCCGGCACCAAGTTCACAGCCATCATCGAGGGCGGGCCTGAGCTGGCCCGTCGGCTCGCCGCCCTCGACCTCAAGATCAAGAAGCAGGCGTCCAAGGAAGCAGTCCAGGCGGCCGGCTACGAGATCGCCACCGAATGGGCGTCTCGTGTTCCCATCGGCGAGCCGCCCGAGGACGAACACCCCGGTGCCTACCAGCGGGCGATGCTCGACGACGACGCCGTTCGAGTGCGAGCAACCGCCAACGGCGCATCGGGTGTGGTTTCACCAGCCCTTCTCTACGATCTGCCGGTCAAGCAGCAGCCGTGGATTTATGCCGCGGTGCTGGAGTTCGGCGACGCTGAGCGGGAACCGCGTCCATCAGCCCGGGCGGCTTTCGAGGCCGCGCTGAACCCGGCGCTCCAGGTGCTCGGCGACGTGCTCCGGCGGTTCATCTAATGACTCTCCGCGCATCGCTCCACGAGTACGTCCGTGACGAGCTGGACGTGTCGGTGACCGAATCTCGTCTTCCGATCCGGCCGATGATGCCGATGATCGTCCAACGCTTCGTCGGCGGGCGTGCGGATCAGACCCACAGCCGGCCGGTGTCACTGATCTCCCGCCGCGTCCAGTTCGACATCTACGCCAACAACGACAAGCAGGTCGACGACCTGAGCATTGCGCTGCTCAGGGCGCTCGATGGCTTCCACGGCACGATGGGCGATGTGTCCATCGGCTGGGCTGGCTTGGTCTCCGACGTCGACACCAATCCTGAAGAGGTAAAGATCGTCCGTGACCCGCGGGGTCGCATAAGCCCGAACGAGGTCCGCTACCGACGCATCCTCGACTTCGCCATCGCCTACCAGGAGGATCGCCCTGCACCCTCACCGTCCACGTCCTGACACTTGAAAGGAGCAGACTGACCAATGGCTGACACCGTCGCCGTCCCCACGATGGGGACCACCCTGCAGCTCAACAACGTCCCGATCGGCCAGATCATGGACATCACCGGGCCGCAGCTCTCGACCGACACCGACGAGATCACCAACCACTCCTCGCCCGACCACACCGAGGAGCACATCGCCACCATCAAGCGCACCGGCACGGTCACCTTCCCGCTGGTCTTCAACCCCGAGGCCGCGGCGCACGCCGCGCTGTTCACCGCCTGGGATGACCGGACGAAGGATGACTACATCCTCACCTATCCCGACGACGAGGGCACCGAGGACGCGGGCGCGTCCTGGAACTTCTCTGCCTACTGCACCGGCTTCGAGATGACCGCGCCGGTCGAAGGCCACCTGGCCGCCGACATCACCCTGCGCGTCACCGGCTCGCCGGTCTTCAACCCCACGGGCAGCTAATGGCTGCCGCCGTCACGGCGGAGGCCAAGAACGGGCATCAGCTCATCACCTTCGATGAGCTGAGCCAGCTTCCGCCGCCCCACGAGGACGTGGCGCTGCCCGAGATGGGCGGTGTCGAGGTCCGGCTGTACGCCATCAGCGGAACGGAGCGAGCGCGCATCGGCGGGCTCGCCTCCGCCTCCGGCGACGATCCGCAGTCGGACATGGATTTCACCTGCGCGGTGATCTCGGCCACCCTGCCCGGTTCGACGCCGGAGCAGATCGCGGCGCTTCCGGCAACGGTGATCCGGCGCCTGTCAAGGGTTGCCTTCCGGCTCGCTGGGCAGGGTGAGCAGGCCATCGCAGCCGCAGTCGAAGCCCTAAAAGCAACCCCGAACGCCGACAGTGGCTCCGCCTAGCCCGGAGTTCGGGGAGTAGCGTGGCCATGCTCCAGGCTGGCATCGACAGCCGCGAGCAGGCCGACTGGCTGGCGTCACTGCGGCTCGATCCGTTGGAGGAGGAGCGGGCCGATATTCGCCATGCGCTGCTCTCGTCGCTCTTAGTCGGGCTGCTCGGCGGCAAGAGGGTCGCCGCCAGCGTCTTCCTCGGCGAGTTGCCGTGGCGTGAAGCCCCGCCCAAGAAGCCCGTTACTCAGGCCGGGCTGCGCAAGAAGGTCGACGCGGTGATGGCGATGTTCGGCGGTAAACGCTGATGGCCGGACCGATTGCCAGCCTGTTCGTCAAGCTCGGGCTGGACGCGCGTGAGTTCACGCAGGGTCTCGACAAGACCAAGACCGCCGTCTCGGGCTTCACCCGTGACGCTGGCGGCCGGTTCGGTGCGCTCGGTACGAAGTTCGGTGGTTTCGCCAAAGACGTGAAGCAGGGCTTCGGCCTCGCCTTTGGCTTCGGCACCGCCGCGAT